GAGAGTCAAGAACATAGTTTGCACTATCCCACGTTTGAGTTGCACCGTCTGTATCTACATAAGTAATACTTGTAACAGACGTGGAAGGCGGTCGTGGCAACCTTATTCGTGAAGGAAAACTATCGTACTTCAAAGTTATAGTTTGAGTTACGAATGCCCTACGCATTAGTGTTTCTAAAGTTTGACGAGCAACAGTAATGTAGTTGTCCACCAGCGTATCTTCATCACTTGAATCTATACGCAGTTGCGACTTGGCTTCTGCCGTTGTAATTGGTTCAGATGCAGGGGCAGTTGTAACTGCAAAACTTGTATAACTCATCCCGTTGCTTGCTCAAGGTCTTGAGGTTTGTTAACTGCCCGGCTCTTTTTTGGTTTTTCAAAGTTTACGGGTCGAACCACACCTTTGTTCACTAGATGCTCGGCATATTCTTTATCAAGTTCAACCACTACACCAACAGAAAAAGAGCGACCGTCTTTACCCATGCCGTTCTTTAATACTTCATACTTCATATTATTCTCCTGTTACGTTTGGGGAGAGGGCAATTTGTCTAACCCTCTCCCCACGTAGCCGTTTATCTTAATGGTCTATGCCATTGTAATAACTTTAACTGCCTCGCTCATTGTCAGTTCGCCATCGGCTCTCATACATGCCTTCAGTCCAACTTGACCATTAGCAGCATAAAGTTCGTCCAACCTTTGTAGTTGGAAACCTTGCCGCATGGCGATATAGTAGTAAGACATATCACCAAACAGAATTGGCTTTTCACCAGTCGCAGTATCTTCACAGTCGTCACTTACAACAACTGGACGACCAAGTATAGTATCTGGTTGTCCTGCAATAGGTGATGCTTCCCAGATATAACTATTCGTTCCACTTGTGTTCTTAAGACTACGCAACTCAGCAAGTGTGGTTGTGTTACAAAGCCATGTCCCATTTCTACGGTAAGATTCTTTCAACGAGTAAAAGAGTGAATACATTTCATCAAAGGTAACGGCAGTTGCGGAAGCGGCAGTAACGCCAGCCGCGGCACCATCGGTAATACCAGTTGGTTGTGAAGAACCACTACCATTTACAAAAGCGGTTTCTAAAAGTCCGGCAAATCTACGACCAAAGTTTTGTGCCAAGTAACCTTCGAGATTAACTACCGAGTCCGCCAAAAGTTCCTCGGAAACTTTAACGATTGTAGTTGCTTTGTATGGAGTCAAAGTAATTTGACCAAACGCGGCATCGCTGTCATTATATGCACCTTCTTCTAAAGTCCAAGCGGCAGCACCCAAAGTTGTTTCAGTTGGAATTGTAATATCTCCTGAAACATTTACAACGGTTGCCAACGGTGTAAAACCCATAGCATCATCCATTGTTTCAATTATCATGTCTTGTAATGATGCTTGGTCTGTTGCTACGAGTGGTGCGAGATAACCACCTTCACTTGCTACACCTTCTTGCAAAGCACGCACTTCTTCACCATACAAACTAGATTTGCCTTTGCGGATATATTTCATAAACGCATTTCTGTAGGCAAGACCTGAATCTTCGTTCTGTTCTTCGGCTTGAGCAACCGCTAGGTCTGCAACTTTGCCTGTTGATTCTTTTAGTTTTCTTTCTTCAGTTTCGATTGCTTCTACCCTGTCGATGTCTTGCTTCAAAGTATCGGCATCATTGAGCATAGTATCAACTTGCGACCTTTGTTCTGCATCAAGTGTATCCGCACTATCCATTACTTGTCGAGCATCAGCGATTAACTTACACCGTTGCTCTCTTAAATCTTGTGACTTACTCATCTGTCTTTCCTTGTTTCTAATTTTTCTTTTCAACGATTCTTGCTACGGCAAGCAAAATAAAAGCCAACGGGCTTAATAGTTATAGTAACTATACTAAAATAACAAACACACCGCGGTGATTGGCGGGGAGCAAATTACTATGATTCTGTTCCAATATAACATTCAATGACTCCACTTACAGGCTAAGAAAACTATTGCTGAAGTACAACTAATAGTTAAAATTATGGTTCCAAACTCAAGTAACTTTATCTTTGTTTTGTAGGACATCAATCTTCCTCTGCTAAACGGAGTCTTAGGTTCAAATCTATAACTTCGCCAACAGCATCGAAGTCTGTATTTCCAATTTCTTTACTTGCTACATATTCTTTGTGAGAGCGTACACTAACTTCAGTGGCTTGGTATGCTGGATTAGTTACAACCGATACATCAAAAAGTTTTGCTTCTTTAATTGTCCTAATGTCTTCGCCATCTCTAGTTTCCCAGTCGTCTTTGACATTGTAAAAGCCAAAAGACATCGAAACTAAATCTCCCCTTCGCAACAATTCAACTACATCTTTGCCATCAGTTGTGTTTGGCGGGTCTATCTCAACTCTTAAACCATGGTCATCTTCCCACAAGTTCAAAGTGCCTGCACCTCGCCTACCTAGTATTTTGTTATCGTCATGGTTAAACAAGGCATGTACTTCGTCATTGTTTGCAAGTGATTCTGCAAACGCCCCACGCTGTATTAACTCCTTGAACCCACCAAGGTTTTCAGACATAGAATCAAAAACTGAAGCGTACCCAACAATCTTTGGTTTATCTGATTCAGTACCATCTTCACTTCGAGTATGTGCAAGATGTAAGTCATTACAAATCCTTACCTCTCGCTCTATTGTTTTTTTATCTGTGCTATTCATTTTCTTTGCTCCGTTTAATAACAATGTCCAAACTTGCTTCATCCACAAAACTATTAGCCCATGAATTGCAATTTTCTACACTACGTTTTTTAGATGCAGAGTTTTGTATTGCAGAACTACAAGTTTCAAGCAACACTTTTGCAACGTCTTGGGAATCAATGTTTGAATCTTTGCAAGATGCATCTATTATTTCTATTATTTTATCTCGTAACTGGTGGTCAGTTGTAATTAAAAACTCTTGCCATTCTTCATCAGTCATCTTATCGGCTTTTCTTGCGTAAGCGTTTCTAATTATTCCTACCGACCTTTTTACTGAATCATGCAACCACGCCCGTCCTTCACCAATACCTTGTACCTCATTTGCCAAGTTGCTGTCGATGAAGTTAAGTGGTTGGATGTAAGAATCGCCACCTTCGATTGGGTTAAGGTTCTCTCTCTTGCGAATATCATTAACTGAAAGCCAACCAGATTCCCTTGCCATCCTGTAAGCATCAAATCTTTCTAATGTGTTACCCCTTAACAATTCTTCCGCTAAAAACTCAGCATACAATTTTTGTTCATCGTCACCAATTAACTTACGGTTTATTTCTTGCTCCCACCTTCTCATCCAAGGCATTAGTGTACTTTGCATGTAAGCAATTTGTTGTGACTCTATATTGCTAAAGGTTGCACGGCTCAAGTCACCAATCATGTGCGGTGGCACTCGGTATATTCGTGCTATGTCTTGAAGTGAGTATTGTCTTGATTCTAACCATTGAGAATCGGAGTGTGGGATTGATAACTGCTCCCACTTCATGCCTTCTTCTAAGATTGCAGTACGTCCTGTATTTTCTGAACCGGAATACATCCCTTGCCAACCTTCTCGAAGTCGCTTTGCTGCACCTTCAGATAACTTTGCGGGATGCGATAAGATACCAGATGGTCGGCTTGCATTGGAAAAGAATGTGCCACCACTTTTTTCCATGGCGGCACTTATGCCTATAGTTTCCCTAGCGTATTCAATTGGCGAGTAACCAAGCAAGCCATCATGCCCAAGACCTTTTATGTGGAAGATACGTTCGCTTGGATAATTTATCTGCCCTTGGTTTGAGTTGTAGACGTAGACAACCTTACCGTCTATTACTTTTATCTGCATATTTTCTGGGAGCAAAATCCAAAGTCCAATTACAGTACCAGAATTGTCACGTTCTATTTCCGCGTAGCCATTCCCATATAGTAAAACGTGGGCGGTCAGCACTTCTTTGAAAGTAAAAGGTGTCATCTCTGCATTGGGCTTCTTGCCCAACAGTTGGGCGACTGGGTGAGCATCAACACCTTCACGTGCCATGTCCGATATTTTAGAATAGACTTTTATTGGCAACGAAGCAACGTCTTCACTTATTACCCTCACACAGGCAAAGACGGCTGGTTGGTGCAATGCACTATCTGTTGTAACTTTTATTCCAGAAGAAGTTTGAGAACCTGAAAACACAGTCTGCCACCAAGTTGAATCTTTTAAGTTTCCTCTTACTTCTTCACTTGACCTTATCCAATTTATTATACCCATACTATAAAGTCTCCAGACCTCTGCCTTCGTAAACACTTGTGCTATCGCTATTGGATATTGCTCGACCTATTCCCATAATAGTTGCAACTATACCATCTATTCTTTCGTTACTTCTTTTCTTTGATGGCTTGATGTTGCCTGCTGGGTCATCTTCGGCAGAGCAAACACTTGCATTCCACTTAAGTACGGGGTGTCCATTGTGTCTAAATCTTTTTCCTATTATTGATGCTTCTAATTCTTTTGAAGGTGCAGACATATCTCTATACCCCTGACCATAGTACGCAACATTAAAACCTTCACTCTCTAAAGCAATCGCGGTTTGTGTAGCGTTCCATCTATCTATTGCTATCTCTTTAATATCGTATCTTTTACTTAATTCAAGTATCTTGTTTAGCACATAAGTATAGTCAACTACATCTCCTTCAGTACAAAAAATGTTTCCTTCATCTCGCCAATTTGGATACGGGACACCATCTCGCCTGTATCTCTTTTCTATGTTTGCCGATGGTATAAAGAAAAAAGGCAATACATCATACCCCTTTCCTTCTTCTTCAGTTCTTGGGAATACTAAAACCAATGCCGTCAAGTCAAGTGTTGAAGATAAGTCAAGACCTGCATAGCAAGTCCTGCCTTCAAGTTGTTCTTCGGTATATCTTTCTTCGCACTCGTCATAGGCATCCATTGATAACCAACGGCTCAATGCTTCGGTTGGTTGGTTCAAGTACAACCTTCGGAAAGCATTTGAATAACTGGGCAACGTTTTTGCCTTTGCACACTCTTGCTCATAAAACTCAACAGGTGTAGTTATACCAAGTGACGGATTAACTCTATGCCACACTTTTGGGTCATCCCATGCTTCGTCTTTCTTTGCACACCACAACGCAGGAAGAAAAGAAAGTTCTTCAACTACATTATCTCGTACTTGTTCTGCGTATTGATGCAATTCTTTCCACAATGTTGGCTCTGCTGTTCCTGCTGTAGTAATTGATATTGCCAAAGGTTGATTTCTTGCTCCTTGACTCGTAACCAACGCCTCAAACAAATCTCTAGCATCTGGTTTAGTCCAGACGTGCAACTCATCGCAGATAACTGCACTAGCATTTAATCCATGAGCAGTTCGAGCATCAGAAGATAACGCCTTCATAGTTGAACCTGTGCTTTCTACAACAATGGCATTCCTGTAAACGGTACACATTCTGGAAAGGTATTCGTCTGCTTCAACAAATCTTTTAGCAATACCAAACACAATGCTTGCTTGGTCACGGTCAGCGGCTGCTGTATAAACTTCAGCACCTTCTTCTTTATCAGCAACCAAACAATACAAAGCAAGCCCCGCACAAAGATGGCTCTTGCCTGTCTTTCTGGGCAACTCAACCAATGAAGAACGATACCTTCTTGTACCATCAGGTCTAATCCAACCAAACATATTCGCCACAACACTTACTTGCCAAGCCGAAAGGTGAAAAGGTTTCCCCGCCCACTTTCCTTTGTCATGTTTTAAGAATAAAGAAAAGAAATCAACTGCCCTTGTTGCAACTTCAATCTTAAACTCACTATCACCGCACTGGTCGTAAGGGTTATAGTCAGGTAGCATTAAATCTACTTCAGTTTCTTTATCTGTCATCCCGATAGATACTTCATTCGCTCGTCTGCTTTTGTTGCCTGCTTATCACCACCTGTAACAATTCTACTCCTAGATGATGGAGTTAAACCAAACTCACAAAGCATTTCCTTAAATGCCTTGCCAAAGTTTCTAGCCATTGCAACATAAGGCGACTGTTGTAAATACTTTACGTTGTTATTGGCATCTCTTATTGGGTAAACGTCACCATGCTTTTGTAACATTGCTTCACTCCGTTTCCAATTAGAAAATGTAACACATAACAACTCAAACGCTTTTCCATCAGCGACAGTTAAAACATTCATGCCAACTAACATTGGTGCTAACTCATCCCAACAATCTTTTGCTATGCCTTCTATTTCTTTTGGGCATTCAGGCACACCAACGTCTGGCATTGGCTCGTCTTTGTTTATATCACCACGCCAACTACCTCGTAGTTTTAACATTGCGGTTGGTGTTGGTTTCGGACCACGCTTACCCATGATGCACCGCCTGTATGAACTCTGACTTTAGCGAAGGGTTTTCCCGCATCTCTCCAAGTACAGTTGTTGTTACCATGTCTGCATCGGGTTGCCTTGCACCCCTGCAAGCCATACACTGATGGGTCGCTTGCACATAAACTCCAACGCCTCTTGGCACTAAGTGAATCATTACCGCGTTGGCTATCTGCCTAGTCATTCTTTCTTGTAGTTGTAACCGTTTAGAATAGCACTCGACAAGTCGCGGTAACTTTGACAAGCCAACAACTTTTCTTCTAGGTAAATACCCAACTGCACAAGTTCCAACAAAAGGCAATAGGTGGTGTTCACATAAGGAAGCAAACCTAATACCTCTCACAATAACTAAGTCATCGTAGTTATCACCTTCAAACTGTCTGCTCAGTATTTCTCTTGGGCTTTGGTTATAACCAACAGTCATTTCTTTCATTGCTTTTACAACTCGCATTGGTGTATCCACAATGCCTTCCTTTTCAGGGTCTTGCCCAATCTCAATAAGTAAATCTCTAATACCTTCTTCGCCTATACTCATTACCTTATTCTCCATAACTTATGGTCTTGCACACTTAGTTGCCAATCTGGATTTTGCTTTACTAATTCGATGCACCAAAGAACAGCATCTTGGTTTTTTTCTAAACCATTAAACGCAGGGGATATAACTTTATTCTTCGCCTTGCACTTTGGTTTAGGTATTCCTTGCAGGTTGCCTCTTACATATTTAACTTCGTCTGCTGTTAGTTGTCTTACGCAATGCTCCGCAACCTTTGGCGAAACTGTAATCCAATCTAAACCTAAATCTGAAACGTCCATGCTTCCATTTGTTTCTATTGCTGTATACCAACCATTGTCTTTGAACATTGAAACTAATTCTTTGTCCAATTGGATTGCAGGTTCACCACCTGTAAAAATTACACTGAACTGAACATGGTTACTATTCGCTTGCTTTACAGCCATTGCTTCGCAAGCATCAATCAAGTCATGAGGTGACATCTTAATACCTGACTCAAACTCGGTATCACAGTCAAACCCACCTATTGACTTTTCGCCTTCTTCCATTGCACACTCTAAGTTGCAACCTTTGAACCTCACGAATACATTAGCCGTACCAGACCTTACACCTTCGCCTTGTAGCGAGTAAAAGATTTCATTCACCCAGTAACCTTTCATAGTTTTTCTCCTTCAGAATCTACATGGAATGAAAGTTTTTCAAAGTCATCTATTGGCACCAAGTAACCGCGCACCGCAGAATACTCACCTTTAGGAGTATTGTTAAACAACCGCAATTCTTTTGCTTTACTAATCAAGTATTGCCTTATCGCTTCTGTTGTTACCCAAAACACTCTGCTTTTGGTTTGGTACACATACCACGTTGCTTTTGTAGTTTGGATCCCCGAATACTCATGGTTGCATTCTATTTCAATAAATACGTTGCCAGTTTGTTCCGCTTGTCTGTCTGACTTAATTTCTACACCTTTTTCTATCTCGGGTACGAATAAGTCGAACGCTTTGAACTTCCCTTCAATCATAAAGGCAAGTGGATATTTTTTTTGTATTCTTTTCAGAATAAGGCACTCCGCATCCTTGCCATATTTCAAATCTGTTTTGAAAGTCATTTGGTTGCTACGGCAAAACAATTTTCGGTTTCATATACTTTTACCATCGTAACTTCAACTCCTTTGCTGTCAAGAATATCCCCACTGTTATCTAACAAGAATTGTGCGATGTTTTCTGCTGTTGGGTTTGTTGGCATCACAAAAATCTTTTGCTCACCCATGTTCTTTAGTACATCAATCACTTCCTTGTCATCTTCCCAAACAAGAAAACCGTGGTCGAAGTTGTCATCAATAAACGAACCAAACTGCTCCTTCAACACACCAAAGTCTATCACCCTGCCGATTGAATCTAAACTTGCTTGTGCTGTTATGTAGACAATGTAGTTATGACCGTGAAGGTGTCTGCATTTCCCTTCATGTCCTTTTACTCTATGCCCTGCACAAAACCAAAGTTTCCTAGTACAACTAATCATTTCAAACACTCCTCAGTAATTTCTTTTT